TTATCTGATGATGAAGTAAGATTATTTGCTTCACAAAAACAACAATATTTAGTAAGAGAAGCTTATTCAACGATATTCCATAATATTGTTGGCTCAAAACGTGTAGACCTTAAGAGTTTAGGTATGGTTACAAATTGGATGTGGTTCTTACAAAGAAGTGATGTAAATCTTAGAAATGAATGGTCCAATTATTCAAACTGGCCTTATGATTTTTTACCATATAATGTAATAACACCAAATGGAAATACAGAACCATTTAGTTGTGGAGGTAGCTTATATTATCCATCAGCAGATTTATCTGGAAATCCAACAGGTATTTATGTAACAGGTGATTATCAACAAACAAATAATAAAGAAATTATGCAACAATGGGCTTTATTGCTTGATGGCAAATATAGAGAAAATGAATTAGCGGCAGGTGTTCTTAATTATGTAGAAAAATATGTTAGAACAAGCGGAAATGGTCAAGATGGTTTATATTGTTATAACTTCTGTCTTAATACAAATCCACGTGAATACCAACCAAGTGGTGCTATTAATTTAAGTAAATTTAAAAATATTGAATTTGAAATCAAAACATATCAACCAGTTCTTGATGCCTCAGCACAATTCTTTACAATATGTGATCCATCTGGAAATATTATAGGTGTAAACAAACCAGTTTGGAATATTTATGAATATACATATGATTTAACAGTTCTTGAAGAGAGATATAATATCCTTGAATTTGATTCAGGTATGGCAGGACTTAAATTCGCAAGATAGAGAGATTTATAGTAAAATAATAATATTATAACTTTATTTATTATAATATTATATATGGATACAGCAAATAGTAATAAAACAGAACAAGATAAAGATAATAATAAATCAGATAAAGATAATAAAAAGGTATCAAACTGGAAAGGTTTTGGATTATCACTTATAGGTAATTTAGTAATGACAATATTATTTGGTATAATTGGTTCAAACTTTATATTCTTCACAACCTTAGATAATTTAGAATTATTTTTCCCAACAGAACCAGAATATTATTTCGGAGGGAAAGTTCCTAGAAATCCTAGTATTATGGAAATGAGAGGAGGTAAATACACATGTCCTCAAAGAAGAAAAATGTCATTTAAAGGTATAAATAAAGATTTTTTAAAATCATTCAATATTGGAAATGTATCAGGATTCCCATATTCTCTCAAAGTAAATGAAGATGATGGTATTTCATTTGATAGTTTTAAGAATTGGTTCGCAACTACCATAGCAGATACATACATGTTTAATCGTAAATTACTTCAAGAAATGTATAAAAAGTTCGCCCCAGTAGAAGGAGATGGATACAATATTCTCTCTTCACAAACATTACAAATGATATTAGCACCATTTATTTTATTAATAACCAATATTGTAGTTCCAATATTAAGTTTAGGAACCACATTATATAACTCATTTTCTAATACATATTCAGGACTTATATGGTCTGTTGTAGGTATATTCTTTGGATATATATGGTTGATGACATCAGGTGTATCTATAGCACAAACAATACAAAATTTATTAACATCATTATTCCTTCCATTAATAATTGACCCACAAACAATATTAAAAATCCTAGACTGTAATAAAAAATTCTTATCTATGTTATTCGGTGTATTAGCTGTAGTTTCTGGTATTATGTATCTTGATAATACTATATCAACTGTAATGATTATTACATATTTATTATTACTTGGAAAATACTTGTTTTTCTAATTACATGTTTTGTAAATTAAATTTGTATAATATTTAATATTATTTTTCAATATTATAAGATTAATTAACGTGTTTGTAAATACAAACCAATTTATATTATATGAAAATGTTTCAATAAATTTTCTGTAATCAAAATGTTTGTAATAATGAATATTTGTTATAATTTCTGTAAGGAATTTTTCTTCTCCCAAAATGAAACTCCAATCCCAATTTTTATGCATATGTCTAGTTATAAATTCAAATGTTAAATTAGGGTTATAAGATAATTTACAATATATATTCTGTTTGGATGATTCATTATAATAAGCATTTTTTCCATGATATTTAAGATATTTAAGTTTAAAATTATCAGTTGATAAATATTTTAAAGTTCTCTTATCCTTATAATTATCTTTATTTATAATTACGTTAATATCATCATCATAAATACCATTAAGACCATGAATGTGATGATATTTTTCAATAAAGTCTATTGTAAATACATTTTTTAATGTTCTAAAAGCAAACCAGTAAAAGTTTTTATCAATATTTTTTTCCAAAAATTTAAGTGTAATATTTTTTAATATATTTTTATTGCTTGAGAATTCATTCCAGCACCAAGGAAATTCTGGGTGTTTTTCAACATGTTCGATACCAAAATTTTGATTTAATGATATATTTACCCAGTCCCAAGGTTTATCTGGGTATTTAATAAGAATTTCATAATTTATTTTACTTGATAAAGATGCATAATTTTTAAATTTATGGATATGTTTATCGATAAATTCAAATGTTAAATCTTTTCTATCACTCATTACAGACCATTTCCATGGTCTATCTATATTATTTTCAATATCTTGAAGTGTATAATTATGATTTACTGTTAATAGTCTCCAATTCCAGTAAATTGTTTTATTTTTATCGATTACTTCAAATGGAATATGTTTTTCACGAAATATAATATCCCAAGGCCACGGTGCTTTGATATTTATGAAAGAGTTAATATCCAAATTTGCAATGAGAGATAATTTATACCATCTAAATGGCCTATCACAATGTTTTTTTATAAATTTTTCATTTAAATTTGGATTATTAGATATATGTTCCCAATTCCATGGGAGGTCAAAGTTATTATCAATATCATCCATATTAATATTAGGATGTCTACTTAGAGATTTCCAATTCCAACTCCAGTTTAGGTTTTCTTTTACGAAATCAATAGTAATATTTGGATTATTAGAAATTGAAATGTAGATATTACCTTCACAATCATTTTCTGTAATTCTATAAAGTTCATATTTCATAATATATTTTAAACTAAATATTTTATTACGTGCAACTTGCGACCATTCAATGTAATCATCAAGTTTATATTTTCTTATAAAACGGAATATATCACGAGTATTTTTTATATTCATGAGAGAATACATGAATAAAATAATAGATGTTTTGTTTATATAATTAATAAACTAATTTTAATATTCAATTTTTATAATATAAATAGATTTTTGTATAAATTATATTAATATGGGTTCTGCTAGAAGAAAACGCAATAAAAGAAAAACAAAAAAAGTATATGATAATTTACCTTTTGTAAGTGTTTGTACACCAACATTCAATAGAAGACCATTTATTAAGAGTATGATTCAATGTTTTAATAATCAAGACTATCCAAAAGACAAAATGGAATGGATTATTATTGATGATGGAACAGATAAAATCGAGGACCTTGTAACAGTTGTTCCACAAGTAAAATATTTCAAATATGATGAAAAGATGACATTAGGTAAGAAACGTAATCTTATGCATAGTAAATCAAAAGGTGATATTATAGTATATATGGATGATGACGACTTTTATCCATCTGACAGAGTATCACATGCTGTTGAAACATTAACAAAAAATACACAAGCACTCTGTGCTGGAAGTAGTGAAGTATATATTTATTTCAAACATGTACAAAAAATGTATAGATTTGGTCCATATGGTCCTAATCATGCTACAGCAGGAACTTTTGCTTTCAAGAGAGAATTATTGAACATTACAAGTTATGAAGATGAAGCAGCACTAGCAGAAGAAAAACATTTTTTAAAAAATTATACAATACCATTTGTCCAATTAAATCCAATGAAATCAATTTTAGTTTTCTCTCATCAACATAATACATTTGATAAAAAAAAATTATTAAACAATCCACATCCAAAATTTGTAAATGAGTCAGCAAAAACAGTAGATATGTTTATAAAAGATAAAGAAATAAAAAAATTCTTTATGGAAGATATAGAAGGATTACTTGAAAATTACGAACCTGGTAAACCAGAAATGAAACCTGATGT